ATCACCATCTGTATCGTATTCACTGTCATCACCATATATCGCTTGGTTCTCACCAAACTCTTCTGGCGTGACGATCTGTGGAGCAAGATCGCGGCTCAATACTTGTTCTGCGTCTTGCGTCATTAATTCTTTGACCATGGGATCTGTGATAGTATCGATGTATGCTTGTTCGTATTGTGCTACCTTCTCATCAGGTGCTAGCATACCGATAATCTCTTTGACCACAAGGTTATCAACAATTGGATTATTCTGCACAAGAGCCTTGGCTTTCTCTAACAATGCCAATCTATAATTTGTATCGTGCGCTTCATAATCTGTGTTATAGATCACTTCGCCTGCCCAACGCATTCCCATGAATCGTGCGGCATAAGTGAATATCAATTCTTCAGCGATTTCCATCAAGCGGGCTTTGCTCTTTGCGAGTCTATGTAATTGTTTTCGTTCCTCTATGATGGCAACGCCACTGGCTAATTGGTTCTTGCTGTTACGCAAGCCACCTAAGCCAGTCAATGCTTCAATCTGTTCTAATATCTCACGCTGTCTGCTTGTTACTTTGTCAACATCACCCGTATCGACAGGTATGGCTTCGATCTGTCCTTGTGTACCACGCACGATTGCACCTGCGTGTACAGGAACTGCTATGCCTTTATCTGCACGAATGATGGTCTTTGCGAACTGTATTGATGTATACGCTTCGCATTCTAATTTATAATGTTCTTTTTGTGCATCACTTGCGCTATCGATATCGCTCACGCCAACATCTATGCTTCTTGGATCTCTACGACCATATGCTAAGAAACCTGGAATGCTCATGCCAGGAGGATAAACACCTTCGCCTGTGACAGTAACATCTTGTTTGCTAGCGTTCTTGCCTACTTTGTAACTCTTCCAATGGCTAGGATAATCTTCACTGCCTAGATAATAACATTTTAGATAATAGTCTGTGGCATCTTCGCTCTCTAATACTTTGACGTTCTTGAGCATTGGCTTGCCACCAAAGATTTCCCATTCCCAATCCCATACGTTGAGTGGATTGACTGCGACAACATAAGGTCTGCCTAGATTGCCTTCATCTTGTTTAGGCATATCGACAAAAATCCAACAATGTCCATAGATCGATGTCAGATCACCTACTTGTTCCATGAACGCATCTAATGATCTATTATTGAGATCACTGTCTAATAACATCAACTCTGCCCATTCGACATTTTGTGGTTCGATGTATACGCCTTGCGGTGTAGCAAATCGTAGATCACGCTTGACACCTGGCTCAAATAATACATCATTGATGGTATCAACAATGTATCGGCAGATAGGCTGTGCAACAGTATTCTTTACAAGATCAAGATATAGTTGGCTATCTTCGCTAGGTCTTTTCTTGCGAACATATGTCTTGAATGGATAGCCGCCAAGATACGCCAATTGGTATGCTATCATCTGCTCATATGTGGCACTGTATATAGGATTTTTCTTTAGTAAATCTTGAACGTTCATATTTTAGTTCCTAGATTATTCGCCATCATCTAGGTATTCGTAGTAATCACCGCCAAATTTTTCATCGAGGTATTCTTCTTGTTCCATGGCAGCGTATTCTTGTGGATCCATGTCCATGACATCTTCTGTCTCTTGTGTATAGACGCTGAATTCGTCTAATGCTTTCATCATTTCTGGGAACTCACCAAAGGCTCTGTCGATCTCTTGTGTGCTATGACCCATGTCAGTAAGATATCTAACGACATCTTTTGCTAGATCATAATGATCGTCTTGCGGTATATAGAATTTTGCGATAGAGTACATCTCTACCATCATGTCAAAGTCCATGGTTTTACCTCGTATAATGTATAATGTATTTATACTTTGCGTTTAGGATTGTATGTGAAAGTAGTACAATCATAATGCATACGACTAAACCATACTACGTGACTTGTACCACCACAATAATCGCATGTCTTATAAGGTTGTTTAGGTTTGTTAAAATAACTACCATGCTTTGCTATGATCCTTTCTGATCTTGACTTAGGATTACCTTCTACTAAATGATCAGGATTCACACAATTTTTTGTCAAACATGTATGTTGTGTCTCGTTATTTTTTATATCTAAACCTTTATGTTTAGCGGCTACTCTATGAACTGTTACCATTTTAGGCACGCCATTATCGCCACGTATCATGCCATAACCGGCGTTATTCACTGGCCCAGTCCATAGCCAGCATTTACTTTTATCTTTTGGTATGTGTACACGCTTCATCATGCGCTCGTATGCGCTTGTGGTTTTTGACTGCTTGCGTGGTTTTCTTGTTTTCGTAAACATACTATTATTTAGTATGTTTGATAGTCTTCATTTATTTCATCACCACTAATGATCTCTTCCCACGAGGGCCCGCCAGGATATAATGGACTATCAGGTAAGTATTTGTTTGCAGGGTCGCTCGCTCTGACAAATCGTTGATCCATACCAACATACTCAGCAAACTGTTGATCATATGTGATTGGGAACAAATGATGTATACCATAACGTAATGCATCACCTAATCCGTCTATGTGAGCATACTTTTGCTCAGTGTATTTGACGAGGCGTTTACGAGTGGCATCTTCAAAGTGGTATGTCTGCAAACTTTCTAACAATTGTTTGTCATCAGTGCGAACTCTTAACCTATCACTGTTGATAAAAGCGTTAACAGTATTATCAGTGTCAGACACAAGAGGATTGCTTTTTCTACTGTTGACAATAGTGAAGCCATATTTCTCAAGTATGATACGATCTGTGATGCCGAATGGACTAGTCGTGTCACGATTGACTTGAGTACCAGACATATCGATGATACTAAAAAGTCTACGTTTGGGGAAGTCTTGACGTATCGCATCAGCGATTCCTTCAGTACTGCAATCTGGGATCGCATAACTTTTAAGAATTTCCATTGTGCCATTCTTTTCTCCTGGTCTAGTTACTTGTGCGACTACTGCGCACATAACACGTTTGTTGAAATCGTGAAAGGTATACAAATCACTGCCACGATCTGTTATATCGTCACTACAATGTTTGTGTTTATTAAATGTATAATAAAATTGATCTGCAACGCTTTCCCATGCGCATAGATAATCTTGCGCAAACTTGAGGGGACTGAGTATGCGTTTCTGTTCATCGATGTATTGTCGATTACCACTGCGCATCTGTTCATAATTAAAATGTCTGACAACATATTTTTCAGGTCTGTCTAATGCCATCTTGAACAGATCATATAATGGGCCTGTGCCATTAGGTGTGCTGATCACTACTAATCTACCTTGACTATCAGGTTGTCCAACGCTTGGGCGCAATCGATTGGTTATTTCTTGTAATGTATCACTGGTGTACAATGCAGCCTCGTCTGCTACCCATACGCCGACGTTTAGACCTCGTAAGTTCTCACGCTGTTCTGCTGATTTACATCTTATGAACACGCCATTGGGAAACTTTATAGTTAGTTCACTGTTGTTGATATCGATACCATCACGTAAATTAAAATGGTTAATGCACGATTTCTTTAGTGGTTCCCATATCAAACTTTTGATCATAGCACCTGTTGGCGCACTGTAGATGATATCTTTGTTTTTATGATAGCGTTCGTCTGTAGCAAATATAGGCAAGGCTATGCTTGCTAAGAATGTTTTGCCACTTCCAACAGGCACGATATGGATGCAATGCTTGTCACTACTAAGCATGTCTTTGAGCAACGTGCTTTGCTCACCAAATAATGGAACATCAATCTTTCTTTGCATCTGATAATGAATAGATTGGACTATTCCAATCATTCAATTCTTTTTGTGGAAAATTGAAAACTGTCTGCAAACTCTCACCATTGGTTGTATGATCGATCTGTTGCACATCTTGTATGATGTATTTTGTCAATCCAAGAATGTATTTGCTGACTAGTTCATCATTCTTGTCTAGTTCAGCATCACGTATCTTTTTGTTTATGAACTGACTAAAAGTCATGCCTTGCTCACGACGGAAATCGTTCAACAATGTTGCAGGACTGATCTTGTTAGTTGATCCTTTGGGTCTGCCACTGTTGATTCTTGGGCCACCTCTTCCGTCTTTTTTAATTCTTTTTTCTGACATTTATCGTCTCCTTTCACGATCACTATGATCGAACCATTACTTTTGTATATCATCTTTTTTACTTAATGTGAATTTACCACAGCATGCCGGTGAGAAGTCATAACCTAAATTAGTACAACGCTTGACGACATAATCAAGATTGATGCTATGTTCTAATGAACTTACATTCTTAAAACGCCTATAATAAATTATGCTAGATAAAAATTCATTATCAGGCATGGCGTTCCAACGATTAATATGATCTGTGGTCATATCACGCCTTCATCACGCAATATCTTGTTTGCCCATGTCAGTCCTGCAGGGCCTCCCCATAACAAGTATGCTTGCGTACCTTTTGTGTTTTGTCCTGGCTTATAATAGACTCTTGCCCTTGATAAGAATTGGTAAGTGCGCATCACAGTGTCGAGGCTCACGCTTTCACGTTTTGCAAATTGATTTGCTCTAGCAAGACCCACAGCCGTACCACCACGATTGCTAGGTGTTGACTCTTCACGCATTTTTAAACCACGCTTTGCGTTATTAGCCATTTGTTCTGTAGGTCTGTAACTCATACGTACACCTTTTCATATTGTGTTACATCATCTTCAGGATCTAGTCCATCCCACATCGAACCATCTACTTTATAACGATACTTCAATGTGCCCCACATGCTCAGTACTTTTTGGTTGTCACGCTTCCAGTACTCAACAACTTCTAGATAACGATCACTACCTAGTATCAATCGCATCTGTGATTTGCAATCTTCAATAGTAGGATTGACATCGTATTTGCTACCTTCGATAGTGATCATGAAGTCTAAGCATTTGTTCTGCTCAATCTCGTTAAGATATGGACATAATTCATTGTACATCTTCTCAAACTGTTTAAAGCCAAGCGTGTGTATCACACGATTGTTATTGGTTATGATGCTCAATGTAATGTCTCCCCATCGTCTTTCAACACATCGATAATAGGATTGAAGTTCACAGTCTTGATGTTGATGTCGCCTAACAATGGCTGACGTTTGAGTTCTTCTGCTTTATCGACCAATTCTTGTTCAGTGCATAATGCGCCTAAGAATGTATAGATAGCATGTAAGCCAATCACTTTGGTATCTAGTTCACGCTTATCGACTTCTATCATTCTTGGATCATTGAGATCACTGATCTTGTCCAATGCATCTTTGATGTCTTCCATCAACTCACGCACACTGACAAACAGTTTGCCATCTAT